GTATCTGCATCTGCTGGGGTTACTACTGCGGTTAGCTCGCTGATCTTGTTATCTGCCATAGGATTTTACGTTAGTTGATAATGCTCTTTCTATGCTCCAACCACAATAATCTATTCTATTAGCAATAGTTGTCCTTTTCATTCCCAAAAATTCAGTCCATTCGGCTAAAGTTTTAGTTTTATTTTTGAAAGTGATTATCCTATTACTTCTCCTATTATTTGCCTGTTCTTTTGGTGTACTCCACTTACAATTTTCTTTACAGTAGTTTCCATTGTTGTCTATTCGGTCAATAGATAGTCCATCTTTATAAGAACTTTGCATATCTTCCAAAAATCCACTAAATGTAGTCCATTTTTCGCACATAGTAATTCCGCGCGCTCCGTATCTTTTATACTCACTAGAATTAGGATTAGTGCATCTAGTTTTTATATTGTTCCAACTCATATAAATAGAACTAAGATATAATTCTTTATTATATGGTTTTCCTAAGTAGCGTCTTTTGTTTCCTATTGATGAACAAGATCTACACTTGCCAGAAGTTTTGTGAGATAAAATTGACCTAGAACGAAATCTAGTTTGTTTACAATCTATACAAGTTAGTTTTACTTTTTCGTTTCTCATATAGTAATTATAACACTAATAATCAAAACCATCATGGCCAGTGTCTTTATCTGATAAGGAATTTCCAATAATTTCTCCACTTTCATCCGGTCGTGATATTGCATCGAGAGCAAGCTGTAAATCATTCTCATAATTTAACTCGTGTCGATTAAGTGGGATTGGTTTAGGTTGCGCACCCTTCCATTCGATTGCTACACGGCGCGCTAAAAGTTCGTGAAATGGTTTTGGAAATCCAAAGGTTGTAGTAGTTGGATCAATGGACATATCCGTACTATCGGTAAGGTTTGATAGGTCGGATGGCAACTCATAATAAGTTAAACGGCCTCCACCGGCGAGCGTTGGTACAGTTCCAGAGAGAATAAATACGGCTCGTCTTCGGATAGTGTGAGCAAACATTCCTTGCGCGTTAGAATAATTTGCAACTATCTGACTTTCTGTTTCTGAACCTTGATAGTCTTTTATATAAGTTGATGGGAACCTGGCATCATTAGCAGAAAACTTTAATTCTAGTTTGTGCATCCTGTTTAGAATTGCATCTGGAAACTTATATTCTCGTTGATTAGCAACTAAATCAAATGTAGCAGGCACTAGAAAATACCCAGCATTTCTTTCCACAATTTTGTATGCAATTTCATTCTTGAAAATATTTACAAGCGGAAGTTTATCAGTCGTTGTAAACGTAACGTCATTGCATCCTGTCTTAAAATTTATGAGCGTGTTTAGTTCTGCGCTAGTCATTTTGATTTTAGTTAGCTAATAATCTATATTGCTGGTTCTACAAGTCCATCTGGGCTAAGTGGTCTCCATAGACAAATGTATTTTATGTTTCCGGCTGTAATATCCGCAGTACCTACAGTTTCTATGATGTCTAAGCCATTTACAATAACGAATGGGCCGGGGACAGTAGCGAGAGCAACCGCTCCGAGAACTTGCGTAGCTGATACATAAATACCTCCTACATCGATTTCAGTTGCAGTTTCTAATGCAATAAGGGAAGCAGTATTGCCGGGGACACCTACTGAAATTGTAGCTGTAGCTCCAACAAGATCAACAGTACATACCCCGAAAATACGCACCAGGACTTCTCCTGTTACGTTAAAAAGAGTATAAGGATCACTAGTACCTCCATCATCACCACGAGTATTAGGAGTTCCGCCTGTGAAAGCTGGTGGTGTCACTACGGCAACATTAAAGGAATCAATAGAAGTTTTGGAAATTTCACTTAAATCTAAATCTTTTACTTTACTCATTTTTATTTTTGTTAAACTAATAATTTATAAAACCTACTTCACTTCTTCCTGGCCCCCTGTGTCGAAATCCAGAGGGACAAAGGAAGGAAACTAGGCAGCTTGAACGTGTGCACCCGGTTCAAGAGGAATCCACAAACAGTAGTAGTCAATTTGACCAGCAGTTAGATCAGCAGTAGCTACTTTCTCACCAATAACTCTTACCGCACCAGCAGCATCTCCAGCAACTACGAAGGGCTGTCCGACAAGTCTAGCAGCACCTACCGCTTGGGTAGCACTTACGAAGACGTTACCAGCAGCAATTTCTGATGCAGTTTCTTGAGCGATAAGAGCAGCGGTATTACCCGGTACTCCAACTTCAAGAGTTGCTGTTGCGCCTACTGGAAGCACATTACAGATACCAAAGACATGAACTAGCACATCTCCATAAGTGTTAAACAATGGATAAGTAGCAAGAGTACCATCTTTATCTCCGTGTGTATTTCCAGTTGCACCAGTAAAAGCAGAAGATACTTTCTTAACTACATTGTAGCCAAGAGCGACACTACCTGCCTTTCCAAGTTCATCTTTAACAGCTTTTGCTATATTTTTTTGAAACTTTGCCATAAATATGTCGCCTGTTTGTTAAGTGTGCGTTATCACTGACAGGCGCGAATAGAAACTACGCATTTTAATAATACTATCCAATCGCCAACCAAGATACTTGTTCTGAACTTACGTTCACATCAGTATCTAATCCCATAGTGAAACCATAGGAAAGTTGGGTAATACCAAGAGTTGTGATTGCACTTCCTGTACCGGCAGCAACAACCTTGTGGGCAGAAGCCGCAGCCATTCCATGAAACCACTCATACCAATCAGAAGAAGTATTATTGACTACTTTTACATACAAAGGCTTAAAACCAGTTGTAAATGTATAAGCGGCAACAGTACCAGTATCAAGATAACGTCCTACTGCGATTTGGACTACAGAAGCAGAATTTTTGACAGCAGTAATTGTTTGAGCCATTTTTATTCTTCATCGCTATTCGCTCCCTTTCGGGACTTTTGGGGATGAAGTGTTAGACAAACTTAATAATCTATAAACCAGCTTGTGCAAAATCTTTTCCGGGTTCAACTCGATTAGTTCGGAATTGATTAAGCGCGGCATTGGTCTGGGAGTTAGATTGCATGATAATATCTGCAACCTGTTCTGGGACATCAATGTAAGTATTTGTTGGAAAATCAAGACGATAGCCATTCAAGGTTACAGAATATAAAACTTTAGGATCTGTACCTGGGTCAAGAGGGATAAGAGTTCTTATTCTAGTTTGTCGGAGTAAAGATGCTTTCATCACTTCGGCCTTGCTACCTTTATCTGGGTCAGTTTGCGCACCGGCCACTGAACCAAGATAAGGAATACCATTTAACTTCTTGTACTGATATTGTCGTAAATAGTCTTCCACCTCGACTCTCTCTTTAGAAACTTTCCCCTCCTCTGCGCTGGTATCTTTTTGAGAAATTCGCGCAGGGGTAGGTTCAAGTTCTTCATCCTCTTTTGACACTTTTGAAACAATTTTCTTAGCCATTTTTAATTCTATGTTAGATGAATAATGGTAAGAGTATGGACTAAGCAGTTACTCCGTGTTCAATTCTCACAGCAAAGTTCTCGTTCAATCTCTTGGCTACGAAAGTTGCCTTCCATCCAGAGGTAGAGCGTTGATCCAATGGGTCAGCGGTACCAGCAGAACCTAGAGGCTTAACGATATTACGCATAGCTTCTCCAGAAATTCTGGAAACACCATAGTAATCCATAGCGAGAATCATTGTTCGGTGAACAGTTGTAAGAGAACCAGTAGTTGTAGATGCGTTTGTAGTCATTACGAAACGTACATCATCCATAGCTCCTACTTCACCCTCCATTACGTTACCTTGACTAGCATATTCCTCTACTGGAATCCATCCGCTTTCATTTTTCAAGTCGAATAGAGTGTTGTGAGAAATAATACCGACATAAGCAGCATTGATTGGAGAAGTGTTAAAACCAGTTGAAGGATTAACCATACGAGTTACTTTCTTAGCATCATTACCTTGTAGAGTTCGTACAGCTTCACGGACTTCATCACGAGTAAGTGTCATAGAAGCGGTTACAGTGTTTGTAGTAGTAGCGCTTGAAGCGTACTGTACAGTTGAACCGGCAACTAGCACATCACGAGCGATTTGGTCGAGTGAATTTCCAGCTTGCTGACCTAGTAAGTCTGATGTTTCTGTAAGCACAGGGTCAAAAGTAGAAAATAGAAGAACGTCTGTAAGGGTTACATAATCTCCATATTGAGCTACAGTAGCATCCACGTTGGTTACTGATAGCGCAGTACCACTTGGGGTTACACCTTCTGTTAGAGCAGTAGTGTTTGCAGTTAGAAGGCCATATCTTCGGAAACGGATTGTTGTACCGCTATTTCGAGGAATGTCTTTAACTTGGCCCCAGCGCAAGTGGACTAAAAGAGGTCTTGCAGCCTTTAACATTGTTCGGTTATAGAATACGCTCACAGCTTGAGGGATTTCGGTAGTTGTTGTATCAGCCATTTTTTTTAACTAGATAAAGTTCTAGTGGACTTGTTATTTATAATGCTAACTAATAATTTAATATTGCCCTGTTCTAACTTTGTCTGCCATGTCTTCAAACTCTTTCTCGGACATATTTGCGATGTCTTGTGGAGATGGAAGCCCATCGATAGAACCCTTGTCGACAACTGTTCTACCACCACCTTTATTTAAACTCGCTTCTTTGTCTGCTACAGCTTTTTTCTTAGCACCCATAGCTTTGGCCGCAGTAAACGCCAGAGAACGATAAATAAAAACTGGAGGTACTCCTTTATACGCTTCGTGGGCCATATACGCTTTAATATGGTTTGCATATTTAGCGGCTTCTGGCTCATCTTTGATAAGAGCTTGAAACTCTGCTTCATCAGCATCGCTCGCGATCTTACCTAGAAGTGGCTTTAAAGCATTTTGAAGTTTTGTTTCAATAGCTTTATCAGCTTCGGGAGTTAGGCTAGTTTCTTCATCATCAGATGGAGAATCATAACCATCATCATCAAGTTTTGACTCCAACTTTTTAATCTTGTCGTTTTTACGAGCAAGAATATGCTGGAGGTTACTAGTACGGATAGGGATTTCGGGAGGTTTATTGGCATCGATGTTATCATCAAAACCTTCATCTCCTTTATCACCTGCATCATCAGCACCATCATCATCTGTAACGACTTTATTTTTAGTGTCGTCTGCACTCTCACTTCCTGGTTCAACGTAGTGTGGATTCAAAGAACCATCTTCGTTGTACTCATTGGTGGTATTTTGGTCTGCCATGTGTTATTTAGATTACACGAGATTTCAGAAACGGCGAAGAAAACTAAAATCTCGGACGGATAATGTGGGTTTATAGACATCACTGGTCGTAAACTATTTAATTTTTAAAGGGCTATCTAATTTTCGTAAGGGTCAAATTCTTTTCTGTCGTTTTCTGGTTTCCCGAGCCAACTGATTAAGTTATCTGGTGTTCTGCTTAATTTGTCGATAAACTCTTTCTTGGCCTTGAATAACTCATTCCGGAATTTGTATTGTTCTGCGCTTAATTCTGATATTTCTTCTCCATCTTGTTTTCTTTGAATATCTGCTTTACTTTCTGCAAGAGCTTCTAGTATCAATTCCCAGAACTTCGTTTTCTTTCCTTGTTCAAGAATTTCTTTTGCGGATGCTTCTTCATTTTTGTTGGTATTTTTTGGCATATATTTATTGGGCTACGGCTGGAGTTGGTGTGAGAGTTGGGGTTGGGGTTGGAGTACTTGTAGGAACCTTGGTATCTTTAACTTCTAATCCCTGGGGCGGTGAATATAAATCTGGGTTATCTCTTTTAATCAACATGGCTTTCTTGTGGGCTTGAATATGGGCCAGACTCCATGAATTTTGATTTGCTTTTGAGTGAATATCCAGGTGAACCAAGTGATCATCATTGATTGAAATGGTAGGTAGTTTTTTATTATTGAGTAAAATGTTTTCTTCTTCGGCTTGTAGTTCATCGACAGTAGGTGGGTAAGCAAGATTGATTTCTTCTTTAGTCATGTTGTTTAGTCTTGCTAGTTTCTTTAATAGAAAGCGCTTATTTGTGTCCGGGTCTTGTAATGCAATTTCTACGAAGTTACTAAAACCTTGCAAGTCTCTTTGTTTTCTTAACTCCGAGATAACACGAGATTCTATTTTTACGTCTGGGTCTACTGTAGAAATGATATTCTCTCGGGTAAGTGGTCTCCAAATAGGGGCAAGCGCTCCTTGTACTCTGACAATCTTCTCATCTATTTCATTCTTAAAATGCTTTTTATAAAGCACATACCATTGAAGCCAGAAAGCTCGTTCGCTCCATCCGAATACTTTAGCTGACATACCGAAACGTGTGTCACCACCGGCGGCGGCTAGTTGTTGTTCACCTAGAGTTGTTTTTGTACTACTCTGAATACCTTGTCTTATTTCAGTTGCGGCACTTGCTCGTTGTGCTGAAACATCCAGGACATCCATGATAAGAGAAGCAAATTGATGCGCGGTTGATTTTTGTATCGGCTCCATTGCTCCATTAGTTGGGCCATCTACTCCGATAAATTTATTTATTTTAAAGTTAAGGTCGTTCTTGTTTTTAATTTTAGTCTGGTCAAAAAGATATGATGGTGTTACTTCCATTGTAGCTGACTCCATAGCAATGTTTAGAAGTTTAGCCTTTCCTCTTTGCTTATCTTCTGTAAGGTCTGGGATAGATACTCCGTCCCAATTACCAGCCATAGGATATAAAGTTCTGTCGATAAGTGGCCACTTGCCGTTATAATCTAGTTTTATTAGTCTCACTATAACAGAACGATTATTTCCAAGAGTTACTAAATATTTTTCTCCTTGAATTGTAGTGAACCAATTTAAAAGTCTGAACTCATAGTTGTTATGTTTACCTAGAGCTTCTTGTCTCGCAGAAAAGATTTCAAGGTTCTGGGCTTCTTTGTGTGCATCCCGGATCTCCTCACTTAAAGAATCTATATTATCACTACTTTTATTTAAAGCTCCGATATTGAAATACCCTGGAAGTCCTTTGAGTTCGTAATAAGTTGCCCCAACTTCCCATCCACCAAAGCGCATAGCACCCTTTCCACTCTTACCCTTTCCATTTACTGATACAGCATTCGGGTCTCGGATGAATAGTGGCGCATCGATATGTTCTGGTACTGGACACATAGCACCTTCTGTTCGGTCAAAATCCATAAGTAAAAGCAATCCACGGCCAAAGAACTCGGCATCCCAATTCCAATAATAATCCAGTTCTGCTTTCTGCATCACATCATAATCAAATTGAGAAAGAGCATTTAGGTTATCTTCTACATCTTCATCACCCCGGCCACCTCGGCCCTCCCATATAGAATTTAGTCTGTCTTCATAGAGTGAAGCATGAACTGTATTGAAAACTGTAAACATCAAAGGATCACCAACAGCCTTAGAATCTCGCATCTGGTTATTATATAGTTTCAAACGTCTTAGATTTACTTGTCTTTTAGCTTGGTTAAATGGAAAAGCTAGGTCGTATTCTTCGTTTACTTGTTTAATTATTCTTTTTTGTGTAGCAACATCAAGTACATCAGTAGTGATTTCTTCATCGACTACAACTTCACGCTCTATATCATTATATACAATTACTTTTTTTTCTTTTGTTTTACTCATCGATTCTCTCCATTTGAATAGGGGAAAGAATTTTGGTTTCGCTAGTAATTTCGTGGAAAGGTATTTCGTTATCTACAAAAGGTACTGACTCATCATGGATAATACATTGATATATCTTTTCAGAGTTTTGGTTACTTCTCGCTCTCCAAATACAATCCGGGTTCTTCTTTAATTTATTTACAATCTTAGAAGTTTCATCTAGGTGTTTCTTGGTAGCTTGTTCTTCTTTCACTAAAGCATCAATACTTGCTACGGCCCCGGACAACATTATATCTTCGGCAATCTGTAATTCTTCCTTGGTATATTTAGAGTCAATTAGTTTCAAGTGAAACTTAATTTGATTTATAAAACGTGCTGGGAAAGTTATATAGTCTTGATATAACTCACCATTTCTATTCGCAAACCAGTATTGAAAAATACTCCCAAAATTCATTACATGAACTTTATATCCCTTGTATTCCATTATGCGAATTATTTTCATAAATTATTTACCAACTCCAACCCCAAACTTAAAACCTTTTAGTTTCTTATCAGCACCTTTAATAAAACGTGCATCTTTTTGACTTTGTACTGATGCCATTATTGCTCCGCGGTCTGGTACAAGAGCCATGCCATCAGAACTTATACTAGATGCTTTCTTTTTCAAAACTTTCTTTACCATCATTGGCTTTACACTTTTTACTCCAGAGTGATACATTCCAGCATTAGAACTTCCGGCTGATGAATGAAAAATTTTGTTTGACATAAATTAAATTAGAATTACAGATTATAATACTTATATTATACACCTATATACTCCACCAGTAAAGGAAAACAACTATGTGGATAACTAATTATAGGGATCAAAACCATCATCGGCAATATCACTACTTCCAGAACCCCGGGCCACAGTACCTTTCTGTCGTAGTTGCCAGGGTATGAACTTTGGTTCGTGAAGAATAAGTCGGTGGTAATTCTCTGGCATGTGGTCGTTCTTATCTTTTGGTTTACCAGACTTCTCTTTATTGTCCGCACTAACGCCTCTATAGTCCGTCCAAACATACTCCTCTAGCTGTTTTATGGTTACAGGACAACTATCAAAGATGTAAGTTTCGGGTTCTCGGATGAATTTGCCGTTCTTTATTTCATAATCAAATGCGTCCTCGAGGCGTTTAATGCCTCCCATAAGGTCTTTACTACCCTTTATCCATGTTTCTCCGAGCGCATAGAGTTGCTGACCTACACTGTTTTCAGTCTTGTGCTGGTCATTATTGAAAGCACTAGGGTCAATAAGTCTGTCCTCTATTCTAAAGTTCATTTTAGTTTCGAGTGTAGTCATGCGAGAGTATAGTTGTTTGACTGCTCCTTCACTCACAATCTCTGCCGTGATTATCTTTGTGCCTTTACTATTTACGGACATATATAAAACATGGTCTGGAACTCTAGGGTGCGGATCGAGCGCTTTGTATGTAGTCCAATCTCTTTCGTTTAGTGGAAATGCTTTGATAACGTGAACCTTGCGATTGAATTTCTTATGAACTCTACCGAGCAAGTGTCCAAACTTACCAAATACGCGCGCTTCTTTTTCATCTTCTGGCATACTGTCGGATATTCTTTGGATTGCTTTGTGGTCAAAGAAACCTCTAACGCCATGTATTTTACAGTTATCTTCCATCTCGGCTTCTACATAATCAGCCATCCCTTCCGGGCCAAGGTTGCTATCCATCCATTCTTTAACCCATCCAGCTTGAAACAGTGGCGTATAAGTCCAGAAACATATCATACCCAAACGTCCTCGAGCTAGAGAAGCAAGGAATTTATCTTTTGGCATAGGTTCATCTATCCAAAGAAACCCCAAGTCTACAGATTCAAATGATTTTAAATCCTGTTCATTGGACATTAAATCAATTACCCATCCATTATTAAAGATAAACTTTGAAGCATAATACTTTCCTTCTTTAGCAGTTTCATATAGTTTCTCTGGAAAGTTTTTATAACTATTTCTAGGCAACCACTTGATCAGCTCCGGGATAATCTTTTCTTTTATTGTAGTCGGGTCTGATATTATTCTACCTTTCTTGATATATGGAAATTGTTGGAATAAAGGTTTTTGAAACCACTCGTTCTGTGGCCCAAAGACTATATTTGCTACTATGTTTGCGCCTACGGATGTTTTACCAGCTCCATTGGCTCCAATAAACATATTGACGAACTTAGTATCACTACCTACTAGGTTTATAAATTCTTCTGCCTTGCCTGTAGGAACATAATTAGTTGCCATCTCCATACTGTCGCGTTCTTCAAGCTCATCTGCCATCTCGGCTATTTCTACGAGTTCTTCTTCGGATAGTTTTTCAAGTTTAGCTTGTAGTGTTTCTATTGAGTTCATTATATTTATCTACTGCCGTTATAAAAGCCAACCGCATAAGTGATTATCAAAACCCAAATTACTATAAAAGGTAACACCGCATTTATTTCCATATTATTTCTTCTTCGCTATCTTACTCATAATAGAATCTATTAGCTGTGCTTTGTTAAATCCAGCAAACTTTAAATTGAGTTGCTCTGGTTCATACTTGCCTTTGAGTTTATAACCTTTGTCTAGTGCTTTGTCTCGCGCTTGATTATCATAGCTCCAGAAGTAAACGTGTCTGGCTTGTTCTCCATGTACTATCTTCTTTACTTTACAATCGACACTCTCCAGGAACTCTATAATCATTTCATCTGTTACTATTTCTGTTTCTTCTCCGCCTTTCTTTTTCTTCTTTGTACTTAGAGGAGGAAATACCATGTGGTCTAGACGAGTAGAGTTCAAAAGTGATCTGTGAACTTTCATCAATTCTCCATCAGCTAATTCTTCTTTCAAGAGAGTGTCCCAGCTTCTGGTGTCTCTTAGTTGTTGTGGATTGTTTGCGTAACTTTCAGAATATCCCTCCCTTCTCATAGCATCTCCCAATGATATTCCTTTCCCTAGATTTTCCGAGATTCTCTTTAGAACTAACTTGTGCCTTTCTAGTGGGCTAGTGTTTTTAGTTTTTGCTTTTCTTTTTTCCATATTTCTTCTGATTAACTAAATCAGTAGCTTTCATTAACACATCTGTAACTAGATCATGATTCTCCTTCTCTTTCATCTTTAAATATTCTGTAAGTTCTTTCTCGGCTTGGTCAATAGCGTAGTTTATACCAGCAAGAACATTTCTCCAGCCGTTCATATACTCTAGGCCTCTACCAGCAAATACATAACTTTCTTTATAGTAAGCTGGCATCCCCATCTCTAGTGTTCTCTTAACTAAAGAAATTTCTTTCTTGTCATAGTTTATTTCAACTGTAACTCTTATGTCAAAGTATTCATACGTTTTAATTTCCAGATGCTTTACCATAAAATTATTGTAAATTATCAATGTCTTCGTGCGCTAAATCTAATAGGGCTTCGTATGTCTCTGCTTCTTTATAATAAAACTTTTTGTTATAAAAGAAATGGTAAATAGGTTGAGCTTCATAGTCTGCCGGTTGTGGAAACTTGGGTTTCTCTAAATAAACAACTGTAACATCTTTATAAACTTCCATCCCAAGGGCTTTGATAGATTCTCTAAATCTCATCCCGGACATCCAGTTTTCTTGGGCTTGCTCCTTTTTAAAAAAACTCTTGATCTTGTTCAACATCTTTTTTTAGTATATTAGGGTTAAAAAAACTGTGTTCTGGTTCTTTATAATCATCTATATAGTCTTCTAAAACATCGATTGTATCGCTTGGTAACCAAAAATCTTCTTCTGTTTCATCAAAAATACTCATTTTATTATTTACAGAAACCATTACATTTTCCTCCCTTAGCTTGCACCATTTCGGGTGTATCGCACGAATCGACCCGAAGGAAAATGTAATTACTCCTATAAACAATATAAATATTATACCATTTTTATATTGTCAAGGGAGTTTATGGTGTGGATAAACCTCTTTATAACCCATAAATATTTATTCCGTTGCTGTGATCATATTCATGTTGCGCGATAAAAGCAGACATCCCGGTTAGTGTTTTCCATTTTGGTATAAGAAATAAATCGAAGACTGGTACCCAATACCTTACTCTTATTTTGTTAAATCTATTTACTCGTTTAGTTTTCCTAAATGGAAAACTCATACAACCTTCCGGGAAAGTACAAGGAATTGATTTCCTGGTAATTTTAAGGTTAATTACACACCAGTGGCCAAAGGTTTTGACCATGCTATCGTTTAAAACAAAGAATTTTTTAGGTGTTGTTGATACTTGAACGTGGGAAATAGCATAAGCATCTTCCCAATATCCATCAAAGTCTTTAGCCCTTAGAAACTCCTGGAGTTCCAGGGCCTCGTTTCGGATCTCTTTCCAGCTTTTTACTTTCTCGGAAACTATATTAGTTAGCGGACGAATTATTTTCATATATTTTTTAGCTTTCATCACTACTTACATCACTCCAAGACTCCGACTGGTCTTTATCTGTATCTATTATATCATTTCCTACACCTGCACAGGTATCGCATTGGCACATAAATTTAATTTGACTGTTTATTTATAATAGCTCCTACTCGATCAATAGAAGCGCGTACTACTCCGGCCTCACTGTCTTTGTTTTTCTTAGCGAGTTTTTTAATCAAGCCATCTTGCTCCTTTGTTATCCAGTATGTTCTTTTTATTAGTCTTTGTTTCATATAGTTATTTTGTAATTAGTAATAATTCACTACCATTTAATCCTGCGAGCCTTCGCCGTTTTTCCTCAATTCGTTTTTTGGCTTGCCCCCAGGTTTCTCCAGCGTAACGCTGTTTCTCGTAATACTTTCGACTGGTTATTGATAATTTATAATCTATTTTCATTTACTTGTTAATTATTTTACCTAGTTATGGTTAAAGGTTAGCTTTTAATATTTCCCATCTTTTTCATATACTAAATCACTAGAGTAGAACCTTCTACACAATTCTTCCACTCCTCTCTAATCTTTTCTTTTGTTTCGTTGGTCATAATCTATTTCTTTAAATTAGCGACCTTGTTGATAATGTCAAGTGCCTTTTCTAGACCTTCGTTGAATTGGCGGTTATCTACTAAATATTCGTGTCGTGAATTTACTTCTGAGTGCCTATACTCCTTCTCAATTTCCTGTACTG